GTAGGTGTTAACAACATACCTAATGAGTCAACTACAAACAATACCTTAGGACGTTCTTCTTCCGGCATTGCTTTGTAGTCTGCCATAAATGTTGAAATAGTTTTTGCTACGTCATCAATCATTGACATATTAAGTTTTAGTAGTTTATCTTCTGAAGTATCTACATCAAGTGCTTGTAGCCATGCTTCGTCAAGTGCATTCTCTGAGTCAATAAGAACTACAAAGATACCTTGATCTTGTGCTGACTTAACAATGTTACCTGAACATATGTACGATTTACCTGCGCCTGATTCGCCTGCAAATACACTTACTTTGCCTAGAGGAACACCTTTGTTCCAATCACCTGAAATAAGATAGTTGAGTGCAAAGTTGCCTGTGCTAATCCAATCAGTAGGATCGTTAAATCCTGCACTCATACCTTGAATGGATTTTGTTAGCGAAGTCCGAAACTTAGTCGGATCGAATGCTTTAGTCGCCATAATATCTCCTATCTAAAAAGCAAGTGGGGGATTGCTCCCCCACTGTATGATTACTGTCCTTGACGTGCTCTGATCATTGCAAGAATGTCTTGAGCGCCGCCTTCTGCAGGAGCTGCTTCAGCCGCTGGTGTTGGTGCAGGTGCTGCCTCTGCTACTGGTGCAGGTGCTGCCTCTGGTGCAGGTGCGCTCTGACTTACAGCAGTTGCTTGTGGACTTGCTGTTACATTCGGATCACCTGTACGTGCTTGCATACCTGCTGGACGGAAGTAGTTGCTCCAACGATCTGCATCATATGCTTCACCGTCTACTGACGCTTCAAACATTTCTTGCATAACCTTAATCGCTGTTTCATCTGGCTTTTTAGGTAAGAAGTCATTTAGATCAAACAAGCCGTGTGTGTTAACTGCTGCCATTTCTGCATCACCTAGTGGACGCTCTCTACGTGCCCAGTTAGATGTAGAATAGTCTGCGTAACCACCTTTTGAACTCTTGTTCAAACGGAAGTCTACACCTGCTGTGTAATCTGTTGGCAACTCTTCCATATCAGGATCCATAAGTGCCTGCTTAATAATCTGGAAGATCTGAGGACCAATAATAAAGCGTCTGATTGGGTTTTCAGGTGCTTCGTCGTCCGCTAGTGGATTATCCGTTACAAAACCTTGGAAAATATACGAACGCTTTTTCCAATACTTACGACCCATATCTTCTAGACTTGGATCTTTAAACCAACCACGTACTTCATTAAGAATGTTACATGTCTCGCCGTACATTTCCATACACGGAATTTGTACTTGTACTGGACGTGAATCAGTTTCACCTTTTACACCTGCAAATGGAAGTTTGATCATCAAACGCTCTCTCCAAAAGAAAGTATTATCAGCGTTGCCATCAGGAAGGAAACGGAGTGTTGCACTCTCGCCTTCTTTCATATTCCAAAATGGGTAAATTGGGTTTGGACCGCTTGGTCCTGTGTTACCGCTTGAACGGTTTTCTTGTTCTTTGAGCTTTGCTCGGATTTCTGCTAATGATGCCATAGTTATGCCTCCTATTGTTATGCCTATGTGCTTTGTGCCTTATTCGTATAGCACAATATATACTATACGATATTATTTACCAAAAGTCAAGTACTTTTTGTAAATTTTTTTAAGAAGTTAGCGGATTACCTTAAACCCGCTAACTCTCTCATTCTGTCAAACTCTTCTATATCCAACTGCTGTGGTTGTGTACGCATCTGGAATTCTTCAAAAGTTTGATTAACTTGTTCGATAAAGGCCTTAGCGGGTTCTATGAACTGCTCGCCGTAATCTTTTTCTATCATAGTAAGTACGGCTGTTTCGCCTTTTGGAAACTCGCCTGTTTCTCTATCATAGTATGATAGTATAAACTCGCCTAATGGTGCCTTTTTGTCCTTTTCTAGTGTAATTTCATCACCGTCTGGACCTTGGATCTTGTCACCTTTTTTCTTGCCGTCTTTCTTTGCCTGACGCACAGCGTTAGCATATGCATTGCCTTCTCCCATTCCGTAGTCTGCTTCGATCTGATCCCACATGCGTTGTTCGATTTCGTCATGGTCATCATCTGGGTGTAATCCGTGATCAATAGCTACATCATCGTACATGTCCTGTAGATAGTTTTGTACGTCTGGGCCCATTGCGCCTTTGCTTAGTGCTTTATATAGTAAATCACCGCTATCATCAGCTGCAATCTTTTCCATTGCTTGGATAAGCTGATCTTTCATTGCGCCTTCTGCAAACTGGCCTAGTGATTGGTTAAACAATTCTTCTAGCTCTTCTTCTTCTTTTACACACGAACCTTTTTCGCCACGCTTCTTGCCTGGTACTTTCTTGTATCCGTCCCAGCACTTGTCATACATTTTATCGTTGCCGTGACGTTCGCCTTCGTCTACTAAATCATCTGGACCTAGTTCTGTTGCTTTTGTTGCTTCTGAAACAAGTTTGTAAATGTAAGGAAATACATCTTTTAGTTCTTCATTAAATTGTTTAATAGTAAGTTGATCAATCCAATTTTCAGCAACATCTGCAGGAACATCTTCTAGTACTGGGGATTCAAAAGATTCAAATGCTTCTTTGTATGCTGCTGGTTTTTGAAGTGTTTCAATTGTTTTCTTTACTGTCTTGATACGCTCTTGTACAACGTCCATGTATCCTGCTAGGCTTTCTGCCATTACGCTTGAACGTCCCATATAACTTTTAAACTTACGTAGTTTAGCAAGTTCTTCACTTAGTCCTACAATATGTTTTCCAAAGTCATCATACGCATTGCCGCCTTCAGCAACATGCATTGCCATTGCTCTAGCACCACTTAGATGCTTGAAAGGATATTTAAACCGTTCGCCTTCGGGCGACTCAATATAAATCTTTCCTATTTTTTGTGTGCGTCCTGTTGCGCTTTCTTGATTGATACTTTCGCTGTGCTTAATCATAATACGTGCTTCGCCTACATTCTGATAACTAATACGCGATGTACCATATAACTTACTTTCATTCATGCTACTATCCCCAGAGCGTTTTGCTAAAAATTTATAATCTCTTTTATCTAAGTTAGACTTTGTAATATTTCTTGTGTCAAAGTTTAATAATCTTTTACGAGCAAACTGTCTTAGTTCTTTTAAAAAATCATACCAAGACTTTTTAGTTAACTCGTCTTCATTAGTTACAAGCTCAGTACTATAAATTACAGTTAGTTCACCTTCGTTAACACTTACACTTATACTACCTAATGATTTGTCATTAGCCTTAAACGGAAAATCAAAGAATCTTGCTGCTCCTGGTTCGTTTGTAACATTACCATCTTCATCACCAATTGTAACGTCTTTGAAACGGCCACGGATCTTGTTAAACAATTCTTCGCTAATTTTATCTAAGTCTTTCATATTGTATTTATCTACTGTTAATAATTCGAGCTAATAAAAATAGGCATTGGCATATCATGTTCTTCTATATGATCTGTCTGATTAAAAGTGTCGTAAACTCTCGGATCCCAATCTTTAAGAACATCTATCATACGCAAAGCCAACAGTGTAGCACTCACTAAATCATCAGTCATACCTACTTTGGCTTGATAACTTGTGTTTGTAGCGACAAAGCCTTTTAATTCTGAGATTAAAGGTTTTGAATGTACACGCATCTTATCATTTTCTATCATTGTTTTGAGTCTGGAACAAGCTGTAACTTTGGTGCTGTGCGTTGTGTTGAATCCTTTGCGGAACTTTCTAACATGTCCTTTGCGGATTGGTTCGCTAACGAACAGACCAGGAATATTTTCCTCCCCAAAGTCATTGATAACAATAAGTGCGGCTTCTCCCAGGCCATTGTTTTCTACACTCCAATATATTCCTTGTGTATTTTTTGTTTCTTGTTCTATATACTTACAAATATCTGACAGTACTCTAATTTGTCCGGGTATAGCAGTTTGGTTGTGTTGCCATTCTGCAACTTGTTCATAGCTAGGTAATTCAAATACCTGTATAGCAGCATAGTCTCCTCCTGTGCCCATACTCGGATCTAAAGCAATAGCATATGTATATTGATTAGTTGGCTTTTTGTACCAGCGTGTTTGTCCCATATTTAATATAGGACTTACACCTTCCATTGTTGCAAGTTTAATAGAGTTAATTAGAGTTTCATCAAATACTAAAAACTCACAGCCATATTCACGGCGGAACTTTTCTTCACCAATACGTCCAATTTCAGCAGTCTTCCATTCCTCGTCACGATCAGGATGTTCTTCCCAATTTGCTCTAAATGAATGAAATCCGTTTATTCCTACTTCGCTTTCATTACCGTGTTCATCAAACTTTTGTTCTGCTTGTTTCCAAATAGTAGCGAATGTGTCTTCGTCACTGTTAGGTGTACTTGTAATAATAGCACGACCACCTGTTGCCAGTGTAGGTGATATCGAAGTCCAAAACTCTTCCGCAATGTTAGGCATAACAAACGCAAACTCGTCACAGTATAGTAGCGAGATACTCATACCACGTCCTGTGTTCCCTGTTGTTGTTTGCGAAACAATCCTACTACCATTCTCAAACTCGATACTGCCTTTGTTGTAACTTGTAACACCTGCCCTAATATGATCCGGACAAGTTTCGTACACATAACGTATACGTGCCATAATCTCTTGAGCACCTGTGTACTTGTGTGCGGCAATAAGGATAGTTTGGTCTGGATTAAACATCGCATACCATGCAAGATAGATAGCAGCACAGGTTGTCTTACCTGTTTGTCTAGGCATCATGTTGATGTTAAACCTATATGTATGATAGCTATGCATTAGCCGTAGTTGATACTCATAAGGATCAAACAACAGTTTACCTTTTACAGGATGCTGTATAAATGCAAAATGTTTTGCAAAATATAGATAGCCTAAGTCTGGATCCATGCATTGCGCAAGATCTTGTATTTGTGCTTCGGTGTATGTTTCTTTAGTATTGGCTTTTTTAGTGAGTACGCCGTCTAAACTTTTGCTCATGTATATATTTAACCAAAAAAATAGGCACCGAAGTGCCTATTGATTAACCTGGGGGTTGTTTTATTTTTTCTTGAACTGCGGAGGTACTTCGCCTTTTTTAGGCTTGCTACCTTTTTTCTTACCTTCGTTGTCGTCTTTACCTGGCTTCTTGTCTGCCCAGTCTGAACGCCGTCGCCGTCTGCATCTGGCTTTTTCTTTTCAGCTAGTGCTTTCATTAGCTCTGCTTTGATTGTTTCAACAGCCATTGCGTTATCACCGTCTTGTGCTTTTTTATACGCTTTCTTTTCTCTGTTGATACCGCCTGCTAGATCTTTAGTCATGTAGTGTTGATCTTTATAATCAATGTCTGGCTCGTTATCATATGCTTCGTCTTGCTCATCGCAGCAGCAAGGTGTTTCGCCGCAATCTTCACAAGGTGCTTCTTCCATTTCAAGATCTTCGTGCTCATGATCTGGCTCGCCTACAATATCACGTAGTCTTTCCATATCCATACGCATCGGCATCATATCTGGCTGTACTGGTTTTGCATCCATGCCTGCATTTTTCATCATGTTAATTAAATCTTCAACATGTTCTTTACCGCTTGCGTTTAAAGAAACATTCATTGTAACTGGATTGCCTTCGTCTTTCATTGGCATTGGCGCAGGCATAGCTCCCATCGGACCTTCCATTGCATCTAATGATTCTAGTAATTTTTTAATATCTGACATTTTAGCCTCCTACGACCGATTTTGTATTTTCTTTCATATCAATATCAGCCGACTCTCCTTGTGGAGCAGCTTCTGCTGGATCATGTCCTCTTTCCTTACGGGCCGCCTCTAGTTCCTTTAGCAGGTCCATTACTCTGTTTCCTGCTACACCGTCTTGGCCGCTTTCGCCACCTAGCTCTTCAGTTGTAAGCATAGGCTCATAAGGTGAGTCATCCTTTTCATCTTGATATTCTTCTCTCGGATCGTTTGCATTGCGTACAATTACGTGTGACTGATCAATACCACAGCACTGTCCTACGTATTCTTGTAATACTTGGCTAGTTGTCGGGTATTCAACTTCAACTTCGTAATATGTTACTTCTGTGTTTTGTAATTGTGGAAAATCTAAAGGACGTTCTTGGATAGGTGTTTTCTTGCCTGCACTCATTTTTGCAACTGAAAACTTTTTCATTGCTGTTTCTAATTGATCAGCAAAGCCTTCTGGCAATACGCCTGCTACGCCTATTTTAAATTCATAGGTTTTTTTAGATTCGTTAAGTATTTCTACAAATGTACTCATTTCAATGATCCTGTTATATAACTTATTTATCTTTATCTAGCCCTTTGAGGCGTTCTAGTAGACTGTTTCTATCAGTAACAACGTACCCTTCACCGTTTACTATATCGCCTGTATCCGTAGAACTATCTCTATCCATTTTTTCTTTTTTAAGTTGTAGTTCAATCATTTTTAATTTTTTATCTAGTTTTGCAGTTTTAGCATCAAGTGATGTTTTTAGCATGCCTCCAGCAACTTCAAAAACACGCCCACTATAACGACTTTCAACATTCATACCAAGATCCATTAAGTCTTCATATGCTTGCATTGCTTTATCTGCAACTTCATTTAATTCTTTGTCAGCTGCTTCTCCCAATCCTTTAACGCTAGGTAGTGCTGCTGCAATTTTATCAAATTCTGCTATGTCTCTAAAAGTTTTTTCTTGTTCTTGAACTTCATATTGCTTTTGATCAGCTTCTTGCGCTTCAGCAGTTTCTATTATTTCTTTTGCGTCTGGCAAGTTTAATAAATCTTCTAGTTTTTTTGTCATAGGACTTTCCATTATATGCTATTATTATTTAGCACATGTTGCATGAACTTTTGATATCTTAAATTAAATTCGTAAGTTTTGTGTATATTTTGTTGCACTGTTGATAAACGATCTTTCCATAACGCAATTTTATCTGCTGATAAAATTAGACTATTTTTTACAACCTCTTTTGACAGTACATTTGTACCTGCTAATACATATATCCATAAATCGTAGCCTGCAAAGCCAAACTTGTAATCAAAGTCTTTAGCAGTAGGCATTCTATATTTGCATAAGTCTTTTATTTGTTTAATTGCATCTGTATCTATTTCTCCACTTGAAACGTAACGCCAAAATTCAGAATCAGTTCTATTACCTTGATAGTGTAAATTTAAAAAATCTTTAAAGTTATCGTACATTAGTCCAACATCATAATTATATTGATATACATTAGATTCGTTATGATTGTATGAAGGTGTTTCTGTAATACTGTCAAAAACAAACTTTATTAGTTGTACTATTGTTGAGTGTATACTTGTTGCTTCTAGCGGTTCTGCAAATGCTGCTGATAACCCTATTGCTAGGCAATTTTTATTCCAAAATTTGTCAAGTCTACCTGTATCAAATTTTAATATTCTTATAGGATCAATGCTGTGTCCTAGTACAGTTTCTATTTCTTCTTGTGCTTTATCCGGTGTTGTAAATCTATCATCAAAAACATATCCGCAACCTATACGTTCTGTTGTTGGTATTTGCCACATCCAGCCAGCTGTTTGTGCCCAAGCAGTTGTCCAAGGTTCAAACTTTTCTTTGCTAGGAATTAAAAAAGGCATAGCACTGTTTACTGGTAAATTGTAACTGTAACTTTGCCATTTGGAATCTGTAAGCACTCTTGCAAATCCTGTTGCATCTATGAAAAAATCACCTTCTATATTTGTATTGTTGTCTAAATCTAAACTAGTAATAAAACCTTGCTCGTTTCTGTTTACAGATTTTACTACGGCATCAATTGTTGTTGCATTAGATCTTTTTGCAAAAAATTGGCCAACTTTGTGTGCGTCAAAATGAAAACTAAAG